TATACGTTAGGAGTAAGATGAAAAATAAAAGTGTATGGGACAAGCAACACGGGGGATCACACTACCAAAAATTTAAAATTCAACCAAGCAAGTTTGTTGTAGAGAATGAATTGCTTTTTCCCGAAGGATGCGCTATAAAATATATTTGTCGCCATAGATTGAAAGGGAAGAAGGAAGATATATTGAAGGCTATACATTTTTTAGAGATGATACTTGAAAGAGATTATAAAGAAATAGAAAAACCAAAAGAAGATAAACCACAAGATAAACCTAACTCATGGGGTATAAATAATGTGTAATGCTCCAGAAGATTTAGATTTAAAAGGTATAGATACAGTAGCTGTCGATATTGAGACTTACGATCCAAACCTTAAGACAAAAGGTCTAGGTGCAATACGAAAAGATGGTTTTATTTGTGGTATTGCAGTTGCAACAGGTAAAGATACTGCATATTTTCCTCTTAGACATTCCGATACTGACCTTGACTTTGAAAGAACTAGAAAGATTTGGAAAGTTTTAGATGATAAAATTTTTCAAAATGAAAAGATAACAAAAGTATTTCACAACGCCATGTATGATGTATGTTGGATTAGAGCCATCACAGGTAAGATGATGAAAGGTAGAATCGTGGATACTATGATAGCAGCGTCAGTTATCGATGAAAATAGATTTAGATATTCATTAGACTCTTTATCAAAAGACTATTTAAATGAATCTAAGTATAAGTACGACTTACAACAAAAAACACTTGAATGGTCTGGCGGTACTGTAAAAGATCCTATGACTAATATGCATAAACTACCAGCTTCAATTGTAAAAGACTATGCAAAACAAGACGTTGATTTAACTTTTAAATTATGGAATCTTTTTAATAAAAAAATTGACGAAGTATTATACACAAAAGATGATGGAGAGCAAAAAACTTGTAGAAAAATTTTTGAATTAGAAACAAAATTATTTTTATGTTTAGTTGACATGAAATTTAAAGGCGTTAGAATAGATGTCGCAAAAGCTGTCCTATTTGGAAGACATCTCAAAAAACGTAGAGATCAAATAATAAAAGCAATAGAAAGTATTACAACTATTAGAGTTGATATCTGGGCCGCATCATCAATTAAAAAATTATTAGATCACTTATGTATTAAAGATTACAAGGTTACACCTAAATCTAAAATGCCACAACTCCCGAAAGATTATTTAAAAACACACAATAATAAATGTTTACGTATGATTGCAAAAGCAAGAGAGTATGACAAAGCAGTTAATACATTTATTGATGGCTTATTAAGTTATGTACATGAAGATAGAATACATGCAGATATAAATCAAATTAGATCAGATTCAGGAGGAACGGTTACTGGAAGATTTTCAATGTCAAATCCTAACTTACAACAGATTCCTTCAAAAGGATTTATTGGTAAAAAAATGAGAGAACTTTTTATACCTGAAGAAGGATGCGATTGGGGAAGTTTTGACTACTCGCAACAGGAACCACGGATCGTGGTTCACTATGCAATTAAATTAGGACTTCCAGGTACAGATAACTTGCAGGAAGAATTTGATAGGGATGATGCCGATTTCCATCAAATCGTTGCTGACATGGCTAATATCTCCAGGAAACAGGCAAAAACAATTAACCTAGGACTTTTCTATGGTATGGGTAAAATAAAATTACAGAAAGAACTAGGATTAGATCAAGCTAAAGCAAAATCTTTATTTAACGAGTATCATAGGAGAGTTCCTTTTGTACGTGATTTATCACAACAGTTAATACAATTTTCAAAAGAAAATAAATTACTATTTACTTTGTACGATAGGTTCTGCAGGTTTGATAAATGGGAAACAACAAATAAAGAATGGAACCCTGAGATTAATAGATTCAACGAGGTTCCTTTATATACTGAAGAGCAGGCAAGAGAAGCTTTCAAAGCTGAGATGTTAGATAAGTTTAAAGAAAATAAAATAGATCCAAACTACATGGACTATTTTGAAAGATACTATACTCCAGCGTTTACTTACAAAGCTTTGAATAGATTAATTCAAGGCTCTGCTGCAGATATGACAAAGAAAGCAATGGTAGATTTGCATGAAAAAGGCATAATACCACACATACAAATTCACGATGAACTTTGTCTTTCAATCAAGAGTAAAGAACAACGGATCACGGTCCAAGAAACAATGGAACAAGCAATTTCTCTTGAAGTTAAAAACAAAGTAGACTATGAATTTGGCCCTAATTGGGGTATAATAAAATAAAAAATGGAGGGAACTATGGAAAAAGTTACAAAAGAAGCTAAGAGAATATGGAACTTAGCAATAGGCAACAAAAAAGCTACAGCTGTAGTTATAGTTGCAATAATTATAATAGTACATTTAGTTACTAATTAATTTATGACCTGCCATGGCCTATTTAAATGCAAACATTCCTGTAACGTATGCACAGATCAGGAGAGAGTATCTCTACGATCTTAAATCTCATCATGGAGAAGTGGAAGACTGCATTATATTTGGCCTGGCATCGATTACAGGACGTCCTATATTATTCCATGCTATTATGGAAAACGGTGCAGTATTTTACCGCTTACCAATTAGCGCGTTTATTCAACGGGGTTTCGAAGTCAAAGACGTACCACGAAGACGACTTGATGAACTTCAGCTCTGGAATTGTTTTAGTTATTATCCTGCTGTCACTTCTTATGATATTCTAGACGGTCAGTCTGGAAAATATTTTGGAAAAGATAAGAAATTACACCCTGGTGCGTACCTTTTTACTGTTGACTGGGCGCACCCAGAGAGTAATATAGTAGATACTGATCATTCAGAAATTTCGCACGAACATAAGTGCGCACACATAATTGCGTTAGATGACGGCAATTATGCGGCTCAGCCAAACAATCGTATACTTTGGGACATCCCATCATTTACAGTTAGGAATGAAACTCCTGACTGGAAAGTTCAAACAAGTGATTGGAATGTCGAAAATACGGGAAGATGGAAAACAGAAGATACTGACAAGTTCTTCTACAATATTGAGGAGAAAAAAGATGATTAAAAAAATTATTTGTTGGCCTTTTAAAAAGTTTTTAGGATGGTTAGCAAGTGGATTACCAGAAGATAAAAAAGAACCACCTTTAAAGTTACAGGAGGAAGTTCCTGTAGTTACATTAAAAAAAATTGTATGCAACACTCACTCAAGATATAAAAAATCCTGTCCAACATGTAACGAGGCCAAAAATGGTTAAATGTAAAAAATGTCATCACGATTGTCACTGCAATGGAGACTTACACGCAGACGTATACGGAACATGCGCTTGTGAAAATTGTGAATGTAAAAATGGTAAAGATAAAGCAGAAGATTCAACATACGAAAACAATGGTGGTCTTGTAATAGACGACACAGGAGAATGTGAGGGATGTCAATAATGGATTTAAAAGATAAAATAGTAGGTTTAGCTTTAGCTGCTTTAATAGCATTGGTTGGCTGGAACCTTAAAGAAACATGGAACATGAAGGAGGCTGTAATTAAACTTCAACAGGGTCAAATTGTTTTATTTAAACAGATTAAAAAGAATACTAATTTTGTTAAGAGAAATATTAAGAAATTAGAAAAGAAAAAAAAGAAAAAAAAGAACAATGACTAAGTATGTTGTTTCAATTACTTTAGTATGTTCTCTTTTAACATTAATGGTGTTTTTAGGTGGATGTAATAGTGTATGTCCGGATAAAACTACAGTTGAAGTTGGTGTAACTGAAACAGACTCTAAAAATGACAAATTTCAAGAAAAAAGATCATTAACCCAAAGTTTTAAATGGGGAAAAAAGAAGTGTTTAGAAAGTGAATAAAAAAACATACGCTTTTTTCCTTAAAAAAAATAGACCAAGAAATAAGCAAAATCCTATAGCACAAGAATTAAGTGATGGACGTTACCATCAGCGTGTGGTAAAAGATAAAAAAGTTTATGATAGAAAAAAGTTTAAAAATCAACTCACAGAAATGACAGACCAATGTTTGGAGACATAAATTTAAAAACAGAAGTTGTTAAAGGTATTTGTCCTTCCTGCGCAGAAAAAACCATGTTAATATCTATAACCAGAGAATATTATAGATGTGTAAATTGTGGCGGGGACTTAAAACAATATATTAATGGAAAAATATCATATATTCCAACTACAGATATAAGTGGCTAAAAAGTCTAATTTCGGGGTCAATACTTATCATGACCAACAACCTAGGAAGCGCCCTGGAAGGCATAAAAAGAGCTTAAATAAAAGCGAAAAAAGGCAAAAAAAGAAAAGATAAGGGTTGACAAAGCTATTATATGTGATTATATAGGACTTATGAAA